CGGTTAAGGTCAATCGCGTTACGGTATAGGGCTGATGGGGTAGCCATTATTCAATGCCCAGATCCTGCGGTTGACAGGCAGTTTGCATTGTTACGTCAGCGCCAGACTTCAACGCCTCCTTGATCAGCATGATCACAGCCTCCGGCGTCTCCTTTGTACCGTTTTCTACGTTCATTTCTTCTACGGTGTATAGCCTACCGTTGCGATACCAGCTCAGTCTGATGACGGCAAAGATGTGAGGTTGCATCTGCCCTTTAACGCAGACGAGATGTTGCCTGCGTGGTTTCTTGGCTTCCATAGCTAACCTCCATAGCCAGTTCATCATGCCGGAATTTGATCAGTAGGCGGAAGCTCTACAGATTGTTCTGGCATTTGTTGCGTAGCTTGCGGCTCAGGCTGCTGCATCTCAATTAAGCCACCGGCTTGCGTTGCTTCAACTTCTTGCTCTACATCGAAGTCGTCGCCTAACACTTCACCATCAGCCAAGTTTTGTAGAAGCGTTTCCTGCGTGATGGTGCCTGCCGTATAAAGCTGCAGCAAGGCTTGAATGTCTGCTGGCTCAAGACGTGCGCCGAGGAAGTCGCGGTTAACGTAGCTGCTGCCAACCTCAGTGATGTTCAGGTACTCAGCGTGATAGGTCAGGCAGTTATCGATGAGATCTTGCATGTTCTGCGCGATCACCATCATGGTGCTGTCACCTTGACTGCGGTCGATGCGCTTAGCCTCTGCAGTTTCTGCTGATAGCTTTTGACCAAGCACAGCAGACAGACCTAACTCGTTGATCTGGTAGGCAATTTGCTCAAGCCTGCGGAACTGCGAGTCAAAACTGTTACCAGAAGGCTCGATGTACTCTGCTTTGCCTTCTGCTGGGAAAGCGATTGCTTCACCAGGACCAGCGGATACTTCCTCTGCGCTAGAAGGGAAGCCAAAGAAGGCAAGCATCGGCACCGCACAGATGTGCAGTTGATTGTCTAGATCAGACTGCACTTGATAGGCTTTCAGGTTCAGTTCCGCGATATCTTCCATCGGCGGGCGTGATTCCATGAAGTTGACGCGGTTCGAGTAGGCAACGCTGAACGGGATTTCGCTTAGTGATGTACTACCGCTATCGAATACCTGGAAGTCGCCAGACTTTTCATCACGACGATGCAGTTCAAATGCACCAGGGGTTAGAACGCGCACCTGCTCGACTTCTTTCTCGCCATAAAGCCCATCAGGCACAATCACCTTTTCCAGCAGGCGAAGCTGGCTAAGTTGCTGCGCTCCGTCTACCAGTTCCGTGCGCCAGCCGAGGATCTCACGCGGCGTATAACTAACCCAATACGGTCGTCCATTTTCACCAGCAGCAGGAGCATCCACAAGCACACCAACGTGCCCGTAACGCACCATCTTTCGTGCGGCTTCATAAACCCAGACGTTGAGATCATTGCCTAGCAAGTCAACGTCAAATAGCTGTTCGCGCACGATGTCAGATACATCGTTTAACCGGACAGGCTTGCGGGTCAACATGCCAGCCAGCATCCGTTCAAGACGCTGGTAATAGGGCGGGCAAACAGAGCGAGCCAGTCTGTTGTCGTAGCTTTCGTCTAGCTCGCGCGGCTCTTGCGGCAGGTAACGGCGATGCTTGCGCCGCATACCATAGGTGCCTTGCAGCAGGTCTTCAATCAGGATCCAGTGAGGCTCCTGTGCGTACCAAGCAGTGTTGGCATCGTTGACCTTGGTGACGGTGCGACGCGCAGTGGGGCGGTCGTAGTAGTTATACCCTGAGTACATTTGAGCGCCGCGATGCTTGCAGTTTAAAGGGGCTGATAGTAACCAGCCCCTACTGCCCGATGCTTAGCAGAGCGGGAACAGTTGCAGCTTAAACAGCTACAGCGACATCAGCAGTTGTAGAGGCAGCCTGCAGCGTGACAGACTTGCGACCAATCTTGATCTCAAACTCGTCACCAGGCTTGAAGCCCATTTCCTGCACGTAGCCTTCACCGATCTGCAGCTTGCCGTTGAACTGCACCTTAGTCTTGTAGGTCAAGGCACGACCGCGCTTGCCGCTGGACTTCATTTCAAAGCCCTTGGCTTCGAGCAGTGCTTCGTAGAAGGCGGTGTAGCAGAGCTTGCCGTTTTTATCGGTGTAGCCACACTCGCGGACAAGATCTGATTTGTTCAGGTCTTTGAGTTCCTTGACCTTAGCGAGTAGTTCTGAACCCTTGAGCATGAGTAGGGGTGAAGCGAACGCTGTTTAGGGTAGCACTAATACAAGCGGATACCAGTAGACCTGCCAGCGCCCATGTGCAGCGGATTGAACTCACGCCAGATCAGGTAGCCCAAGGCATCATTCATGTGGTCATGCCCTGAATCCTTGTCAGGATCGCCCTTCTCGGTGTAGCACTGCAGCTCTAGGCATTCGATCATCCGCTTACAGGTTGCGCTGATCTGCAGCCTGACCTGTCCCTTCCCATTTTCGAGTAGCGCCTGCACAGCAGAAACCCTGTCCCTGACTGGTGGGTTAGCGCGTGGTGACTGATTTGCCATGCCGTACGACTCAAGGATCTGGATGTCGGTTTGGCTGGCGTTGGTACTGCGGTTACCACCGGAAGCATCGGGGTAGACATAGATCTGACGGTTGGGGTAACGCGCTTTGATCTGCTGCGCCAAGCTGTCGGTGTCGTGAGCACCGCTTACCTCGTCGATCACGAGCAGCGTGTTGTTCAGCTTCACTCCGATAACAGCGGACATGTTGCCGACGTTAAAGTCAACGCCAATGCGTAGCGGTTCACGCTCAGTGTCTGGCAGTTTGTTAATGACGTGCTTGGTGCGGTCGAACCTGTCGTAGACCGTGCCGGTGGTGAGGTTGACGAACTCACCGTCTAGGTAAGCCTTGAGCAGTGTTGGATCGTAGTTCGCTTCAAGGCGCTCGATGAAGTCTGGTGGCAGGTGCGGGTTATCAACGGACCGCATTTTGATTAGCTTGCGATCCTGTCTTGTTTGTGCGTCTTCACTGCCGAAGGTGGTCCACATCCAGCGGAAGCCTTCAGGCGTTGATGCGGCTCCGAATTGACGGACGTTGCCAGAGCGCAAGCGACCGAGGATTTTGGGAAACGCCTTGTTTGCGATGGCAGGTGTCACGGTGTCGATCTCGTCTGCCAGTACCCAGGCAAGGTTCAGACCGATGATGCGTGACCAGTTTTCAAAGCTACGGCACAGGATCTTGGTGTCACCACCTGGAAGATGGAGCATGTATTCCGGCAGCGGTGAAGCGCGGAAGGTGTAAGGGATGTCGTAGTGCTCTAGGAAATCCTCAAAGTCGTTTTGCCAGATATCACGGATCAGGGGTCCGGTTGGTTCCATGACGCAACCGATGAAGCCTTGATTAGCAGCAGCGAGGGTGACAGCTTTTGCTGCTAACGCTCGGGTTTTACCTGCGCCGTAACCTGCGCTGATACCGATGATCTGGGTTTGATTGTCGGTGACGAAAGCTAGCTGTCCAGGATGAAGGTCAGCGTGGATGCGCCGCAGGAGATGATCGGTGTCTACTAGCTCACCGAAATGGTTGAGCTGTTGTAGGACGTGACCTTCAGGAGCTGCAGCGAGGATGCTCACGAGCAGAGCTGCGCCAAGCGAGCGGCAGTGTTGATGGCGCCTAGAGCGATGTGATATTGCCCAGCGCGACGAGCTTCAAGTTGAAGCGTGGAACATTGCGAAAGCAAGTCGGCAATCATCTGTGGGCGTTCAATGTCCCAGTCATCACGGAGCTGCTGCCTTGCTATTTCAAGGTATTTATCACAGGAGCGTGGACCTACCCCCCAGTTTTCCGAAGCAAATCGAATGCAGTCTGAACGCCTACCACCGTTGGCGATAATGCGAGCGAAGCGTTGTGCTCGAAGTTCTGTTTCTGCTTTAGTACCGCGAGGACTTGCCATTTAGAAGACCAATGGCTGACTGCATTGTAGGTATAGCATATTAACGGCAATATTTTTGGTGGAGGATTTTAGGGCAGACTTTATCCCAGTCGTGAGTGTGATGGAGCCTAGGATTTCTGTGCCCCATAAGTTTGATGCAGGTTGAAGATGGGGAGATCATTACGGTGTAGAACGATTTTACATATGTGCCATTTTCTCGGTAAGCCTCTGTGATGCCGCCTTTGTTTTGCTGCGTCATCGCTTGTGTTAGCTGAATTTGAGAATAAGTGAAAAACAGTTTTCC